TATACACCACAGACGTGGTTATTGAAAGTGTTGAATTTGCAGAGAGCAAAAAAGAGGAGGCGAATAATCCGCCTGCTGATTCTGACGGCTTTGTTAATGTCGATTTTAAAAATGACGAACTCCCGTTCATTTAAGAGATAAATATGATAGGTGATCCACAAGAGATAATACAGTGGCTGTTTGACCAAGACAAAAACAAAACATTCGAAATTAAAGAATATCATAAAAAGCGCTCATTAAATGCCAACGCATACGCGTGGGCGCTTATTGGGAAAATAGCCGATGTATTAAGAAGCAGTAAGGATGAAATATATCTTGAAATGCTTAAAAAATACGGACAATCGGAGATTGTATCTGTACTATCAGACATTAATGTAACGGGATATTTCAAGTATTTTGAAGAAATAGCCACTGTTAGATTACAAGGTAAAAACTTCACACATTACAAGGTATTCAAAGGTTCATCTGAGTATGACAGTCGTGAAATGGCTGTATTGATTGACGGAATCATATCAGAAGCCAAAGAAATTGGCATTGAAACATTGCCGAATGACGAGATTGAACGAATTAAAAAGCTTTGGGGGAACGATGTATAAATGTGAAATTAACATGAAATTACCATCGCTAAACGAATATATAAACGCTTGCAGAAAGAACAGATACGCAGGAGCGGAGATGAAGAAGCGAATCGAAAGCAATATAGCTTGTTTTATTGCCAAATTACCAAGGTTCGATAAGCCTATAAAGATACGCTTCCACTGGGTTGAAGGTAATAAACGGCGAGATTTGGACAATATTGCTTTTGGAAAAAAGTTCATTCTCGATGCGTTAGTAAAATGCGGAAAAATGAAGGATGATAACCGGAAATGCGTAACTGGATTTATTGACACCTTCGAATACGGGAAAGAAACGAAGGTAATACTGTATATAGAGGAGGTGTAAACATGGCGAATGACAAAAAATATTATTGGCTAAAGCTAAAAGATGATTTTTTTAGAGATAAGAAGATGAAAAAACTTAGAAACATAGCCGGAGGGGACACATATACAATTATTTATTTAAAAATGCAACTTTTAAGTCTAAAAAACAGTGGAGTATTAATTTTTGAAAATGTGGAAGATACATTCGAAGAAGAAATTGCACTTGAAATAGATGAAAAAGTTGAAGATGTGAAAGTGTGTCTTTTATATCTGGAAAAAACTGGATTATTAGAATGCAAAGACAATGAATATATTTTGCCTCAAACAATTGATTGTATAGGCTCTGAAACAGCCGTAGCCGAGCGCGTGAGGCGCTCAAGAGAACGAAAAAAACAAATAGAAGCGTTACATTGTAACAGCAGTGAAACAAATTGTAACACAGAGATAGAGATAGATATAGAGAAAGATATAGATATAGAGAAAGAGAGAAGAGAAGAAAAAGAGATAGAGAAGAAAGAAGAAAAAAGAAAAGCCACTAAAGTGGCTACGGTGTATTATCCCGAAGATGAAAGACTTGATGAAACGTTCAAAGACTTCTTAGAAATGAGGAAAAAGAAGAGAGTACCCAATACAGACAGAGCCATTACATTAGCTATTAATAAAATCAATGATTTGGCAAAGAGATTTGACGGAACAATTGACAACGAAAAAGCGATCAAGATAATCGAACAATCTATATTAAGCGGATGGACATCAATTTATCCACTAAAAGAGAATACAAACAAAACGACATCAGGCGGTATAGATTGGGATAATGTTTAAAATAACCCCACTCACGCAATTGTGAGAGGGGTATATAACGAAAGGGAAAGGGCCGCATGACAAAAGAATTTAATTTAAATAAAAAAATAGCTGATTCAGGCATACAGGCATTTAATTGTATTAAGGACAAAATCGGGCCGGAATACGCAAGGGTTATCAGTTGGACTTTGACAAAATTAAAATTGCTTGAAGAACAAGGAGCGGAGATATTAAAAGCGGATTACGATTATATAAATCATCCACTTCACTATACGAACGGTAAAAAAGAATGCATTGATGAAATGATTGAATTATTTGGAAAAGATAATGTCGCGATGTATTGCGATATTACGGCTTACAAATACCAATACAGACAAGGTAAGAAGCCGAATACGCCAGCGGAACAGGACCAACAGAAGGCAGAATGGTATTTAAAAAAAGCTAAGGAGTTAAGAGGTTATGACGAGGGAAGAAACGAAGAACATAATACGAGTTCTAATGGCAGCATATCCTAATTTCAAGCCTGAGAATCTAACTGAAACAATAGGCGTATGGCAGATGATGTTAGACGACGCTGATTATAAACTAATATCAATGGCGGTAAAGAGCTATATAAGAGCAAATAGCAGCGGATTTGCGCCGAGCATTGGCGAATTAATGGAATATGCTAATAGATTAACAACGCCCGAAGAAATGACGGAGACAACAGCATGGGGGCTCGTTATGAATGCAATCAGGAATAGCGGCTATAATTCCGAGGAGGAATTTAACAAATTGCCTGAGCGAATACAAAAGGTGGTCGGAAGTCCTAAACAGCTGTGGAGCATGGCTGTAGATGAAAACTTCAACGAGCAAGTAGCTTCAAGTAATTTCATGAGGGCATATAGGACAGTTGTTAATCGGGAAAACGAGATGAAAAAAATGTCTCCGGATGTAATGAAAATAATTGAGAATATAAACAATACAAGGATATGTGTTAATGAAAAATGAATTATGTATTATTAGGCCTGGCGTAGCTATGTTTAACGGACATGTATACTCATGGTTTAATAAACGGAAGCCTGGACTTGTGAGGCACGAGGTGTTTTTTGGGAAAAACAGACAGAAATCTATTGAATATGGATTGGTTATATTTATTAGACCGGAAGACCATAACGGAGAAACATACGGCGTTCATTGTAAGAACGGGCATGAATTCGATGAATATATTAAAGCGTTTGCTCAGAGGCAGGCAATGAAATATTACGGATGGAGTATAAGCGACTTTATAGAGATATTTGGAAAGTCGTATATAGGTGAATAAATATGATTAAGTTTGAACAGACAGAAGTGTGCGGAATCGGGCACGCAATAAGAGGCATGAGGAACGCAATGAACAGCTGGGATAAATCAGATAGTTACATAGACGAACGATATAATACGGCTCATATAGGAGAGAACGACAAAGCATTAATGAAGCGGTTATTTAATGCAGGCACAGATCACAGAAAGTATTTAAGGATGATTACTGTATATGCAGACATAACAGCACCGCTGTATTGGTGGAAAGAGTTCGATACTTACAAAGTCGGAACGGTCGCTAATTCATGCAGCACAATGCATACAATACACAAGAGGGATTTAACACTTGATGATTTTAGCATTAATAATAATCAAGAAGGATATTATGTCGATATAATAATTGACCTAAATGCTTTAAGGGAAAAATATTGCGAAACAAAAGACATTGAAACATTTAGAGCACTAATCGGATTACTTCCGAGTTCATACAATCAAAAAAGAACGGTAATGCTAAACTATGAAGTATTAGCCAATATATACAAATCAAGACAGGGACATAAATTAAAAGAATGGCATGAATTCATAGAATGGATTGAGGGACTGCCATATACGGATATATTTAAATAAAGGGAAATAAAATGGCATTATTAAATAAAGAATATATGCAAAAGCTCGGACAGATAAGGTTGCATTACGGCAACAGTGCAGAAATATTAAAAGCAATCGAAGAAGCGAAGGAATATATTAATGAATTAAGCTGCATTGCATATGATAGAGAACCAGATGCAGATAGAGTGTTAGAAGAAATGGCAGACGTATATGTAACAATGGAGCACGTGAAAAGCATATTTCAGATAAATAATTACGAATTAAAAGAATGTATGAAATACAAGATTAACAGGCAAATAAAAAGGATGGAACGCAATGAGTAATAATCTAAGAGCGGACAAGCGAGGTGCTCACAGAACGGAGTAGGCGAAGAACCGAAAGAGAATATTATTATCCTGTAACGTATGCGCTATATGCGGTAAGCCTGTAGATAAGTCATTAAAGTTTCCGCACCCAATTGAACCTATATGTAACCTAATCTGTAACCTAAGAAAGGATGATGATTTGTGACTGCAAAACAATATTTGAAACAGGTATATAAGCTAAATGAAAAGATAAAAGATAAGCAAGAACGAATTAATTCATTGAGACTGATGAGTGAGTCCATAGGTGCTATTGATTATTCAAAAGACAAAATAAAACTAAGTCCTACCAATGATGCAGCCTTTACAAATCAAATCATGCAGATCATCAAATTCGAGGAGGAGCTTGAACAGGATAAGAAAAGAATGAAGGACTTATTTATAGAGATTAGCAGGACCATTGACAAGTTTGATAATGTCAATGAGATGCTTGTATTGTCTAAAAGGTACTTGCTTATGAAATCTTGGTAAGAGATAGCGGAGGAAATGAATTACTCTTTAAGTCAAATATTTAGAATACACAAAGAGGCTCTAAAAGATATTAGTAAATGGTATTAAATGAGAGTAAATGGAATAGAATGACAGTTTTATAAAGTGATATAATGTAAAATGTTAAAAAGCACTTGAGGGAGATTCTCGGGTGCTTTTTTATTTTAAAAGGCGCTTACGCTGGGCAATATGAAACACTGCTATTTCTTCATAAAGGTAGGATAGAATTGAGGGGGGCGTGATACAGATGTATGGAAGTTTGACAGGCAACGCCCAACATTGCATCCAACAATGAAGCCGATTGACTTAATAGAAAAAGCGTTAAAAATGATATAGTTCTCGATTTATTTGGTGGCAGTGGTTCAACTCTCATAGCTTGCGAAGAACTTAACAGAAAATGTTACATGATGGAGTTGGATGAAAAATACTGTGGATGTAATTATTAAAAGATGGGAGACGTTAACAGGAAAAAAGCGGAACTATTAGAGGAGTAAAATGGGACGACGATGTAAATATGAAGAATACGTCGAGCCGTACCTTGAAGAAATAAAAGACTGGGCGAGGATAATGACGGAAGAGCAAATAGCAAAAAAGTTAGGCGTTGCGTATCGAACTTTTAACGATTATAAAATGCGTTTTCCGCCGTTGGTGCAAGCGCTTAAAAAAGGACGACAAGACTTAGTGATTGATTTAAAAAGTACTTTAATCGAAAGAGCGAAAGGGTACGAGTATAAAGAAAAGAAAACGATAGAGGATTCCAAAGGGTATAAGCGAATGGAGGTAATGACAAAACACATGCCAGCGGATGTGGCGAGCATTAATCTTTTATTAAAAAATTATGATAAGGATAATTGGAGTAATGACCCACGACTGGACGAGCTTAAGCGTGAGGAATTGGAACTCAAAAAGAAAAAAATGGAAGAGGAGGAATGGTGATGGCGTACGGGTTTAATGACGATAAAACAAAGTATAATTTAGATTCTGTTATTAGCAATGCAGATAAATATGCCGCATTTGCTGAGGCGTTTGCAAGAGACAAAATGTTTTGGGGCAATACGATGACTGTTAATATGAACGATAAACAGGGACATGGAATCCTACTTGCCAACTTAGACGTTTATATTATTTGGAATGCGGGAGATAAAATTAACTGGAAGAAGATAGACGGCGGCAGTGGTACTAACTTAACAATCACATGGACGGGAACAAATGCAAGCCGAACAGTTACATTTAAGTCATCGGGAAGTTTTACAGGATCATTTATTAAATTCTAATTATGAATAGAGAACAATTTTACAAAAGTAAACAGTGGGAAGTATTCCGTAGGATTGTTATATCTGAGAGAGTAGACTGCACAGGTGCGACTATTTGCGAGAGTTGCGGCAAGGAAATAGTAAATAGAAATGATTTAATCTTACATCATAAAATAGAATTAACGGATTGCAATGTAAACGACACAAGTATTTCACTTAATCCCGAGAATATAGAAATAATATGCATGAAGTGCCACAATAAAGAGCATAATAGATTCAACGGTTGGAAGAGAGAAGATAAGCATGTGTATATAATTTATGGCGCACCTTGTAGCGGCAAAAGTACATATGTAAATAAACATGCAGGAAGTAATGATTTGATTGTCGACATGGATAAGATATATAACGCTATATCTATAAATGCTTTATATGAAAAGCCTGACAGCTTGAAGAGCGTGGCGTTTAGTTTGCGTGATAACTTATACGATGTTATCAAGTATAGGAATGGCCAATGGTCAAATGCTTTTGTGATTGCAAGTGTGCCAACAATCGGAGAGCGTGAGAGATTAATAAAAAGGTTAGGCGGAGCAGAGCTAATATATATCAATGCAACACAAGAGGAATGCATGGCACACGCTGAGCATGATAGAAGTAAAGAATGGAAAAAGAATATTGTTGACTGGTTC